ATGTTCTGGATTAGTGTTGATTCACCTGTAGGTACTGTATTTTGGAAATCACCGTTTGTGTTTACATAAAGGGTATCTCCTTCAGAGAAAGAAGAAGTATCGATACCTTGTACAAAACCCATTAATACTAGTGTACCTTCCGCTTGGTCTACTAAGTCTTGACTCAGTATACCTATAGCTGGCATAGTTGAAGCAGAAGTAGAAGAAGCCGCTTGGACTTCCATAGCATTTCCTGACGTACCGCTTTGATACACTACAGTACCTTTTGTTAAAGTACCACCAGAAACGTTCTTACAAGTTTCAGTAATAGCTAGTTGGTCGTTATTAGGAGACATCTCAACAACAGTACCGTCTGTTTGTTTAGAATAAATCTTTTGGTCTGCTAAGTTTAAGGCTATTTCACCTACCTCAAGGTCAGCTGATACGGGTATCCGTGCCGCTACCGAGGATTTCTTATGAATAATTTTAGTTGCCATTGGGCTAGTTTCCTATGTGTGAGGAGGAGGTGACTATAGAGCCACCCCCAATTTATTGTACGGGCTTAGTATGTGCCGCCATCTAGAATTACGTTCTGTAACTCTTCGTTGCCTAAGTCCCACTTGCCATCGGCTTCATTCCAAACGAATGATTTGTTAGCCGCTGTCCCGCGTTCTATTTCTATACCACCATTTTGTGATGGTGTTCCTGCCTCATCAGAGTTTAACAAGATGATTGAATCACCAATGTTAACTTCATTTGAGTTTACAGAAGTTGTTGTACCATTAACTGTTAAGTCACCAGCAATTACAACTGTACCTGTGTTGTCACCTAAACCTGCAGGGTCGATAGTGATTGTTGAACCACCTTCGATTAAGCTTGTTGTGACTTTGTTAAATGTAACATCGTCAGAAGTTGCTACTGCTTGACCAATAGCGATTTCGCCATTAGTAATAGTTACGCCTGTACCACCAGTAAAGTGAGCACGAGTCTCAGAAGCACTTGGGCCTGTGTAAGTAATAACACCAGTTGTGCTGTTGTAAGATAGTGAACCATCACCACCAGCGTCTGTTACACTAATATCACCACGTACATCTGCTGATGTAACTCTGTCGTAAGTAAATACGCCGTTAGCATAAGATAAGTCACCATGACCAGTTCCAGTGTTAGCCGCTGAGAAGTGAGCTTGTGCTTCTGCCGCACTTGGTCCTGTGTAAGTGTAAACACCGTTTGCATAAGAGAAAGAGCCATCGCCCCCTGCATCTACTGCAGAAAAGAATCCTTCAACATCTGACTCTAAATTAGAGTTTACAAATGCCGCGCCATTCCATGTTATGTGGTCACCTGAAGCTATTGATGTTAATGTAACGTCTTCTAGTGCACCGAGTGTTTGATACCCTGCTGATTCAAAAGATGAACCATTATAAGCCTTAAGTAAGTTAGCTCCAGTATCATACCATACGTCACCCTCAACAGGGTTAGTTGGTGCTACTGAGTCTACATACGCTCCAGTAATTTCTGTTATGCTGTTAGCATTGTCTTTTGTGTAAATCTTGCGGTCTACAAGGTTGATTGCTAATTCACCTTGGTCTAAATCAGATGTTAACGGGGAAGCTCCACCAGTAACACTCTTCTTGAGTAAAATTTTAGTTGCCATTAGAAGCTACCTCCAATAATATGTGTTGTTTCTTTTTCAATGCGATTAGTCGCTTGGTATTTTTGTGCAGTGTCGTCATATACTAGTACGGCACCGTCTTCTTTGTTTGTATTGTCTACATCTAGTAACCTAGTAGTAGTTAGTTTGTGATTCTTAAATTGACCAGATGCTAGGTCATATTGTAAAACATCACCCTCACCTACATTAGTTAAAGTTACATCAGAACTACCGTCTAAAGAGAAGAAGTTATCAAAGTTACCCGCAGTTATGGTCTCTACAACCTCACCCGCTGAGTTACTAACTTCAAACTTTAACTGATAACCATCAATGTATACGTCTGTTATTGAATCACCTTTAGTACCCTGTCCACCTGCTCTTGACAAGCTAACATTGTACTTAGTTGTTGACAATCCAAGTTTTATATTGTTCTGTCCTATAGTAACGTTATATTTAGACATCACTACACCTCTTCAGAGGGGCTAAACAATACTTCAACCAAGCCACGCAAGGGCTTCCAAATTTGTTGTTGACTACCTGTAGCTATATCAGCAACTTCTAAACCAATCCAACCATAAGTAGGTTTTTCTGGAGTTGGTTGAGTAGCCCATAAAGCTATCAAGTCTTCTGGTATTACTATTTTAAATTCGTTGTCTGTAACATCGGAATCAAGAACTGTTAGTGTTCTAACTTGTCCACCTGACTTTACATAATTCGGATAACCATCACTATCTAAGTCGGTCATATCACCCTCAACTATCTTTGGGGTAATTGTGTAACCTGTTAAGTTAGTAAGCCAACCTAATGTAACGTCCATGTGGACTTGCTCACCTTCAATTATTGATACGAGTACAGAACCATTATCCTTCATTACGTCTTTTGAAGGGGAATTAATTCTGGAACGTGCCATTTATTTTTCCTCTCTCCCGAACCTCAGTTGGGGAAGTAAAGTTGTTAACTACGCCCCCGAAGGGACGCAAAATATTTTATCTGTTTCTTTTAGCTATCTTGTTAGCAAGCCTTTTAGACTTTCTGTTAAGCCTTCTACTCTTACGAGCAAAGTGTCCAAGCTTAATTCTTCTAGCGAGGTTAATGGTATTATCTCTTTTAAGAATAGAACCTTGCATGTTTCGTTCTACACTTTGAGCCTTATCATCATACTTGGCAGACCGATTAAGTGCCTTCTTCTTTCTCTTTAGTAGAGAAGACTTGGGCTTCCCGCCATTGAGTCGTAGCTTGGTTTTAATAGGGCTAATGCCCGCACCTTTTCTACGCTTCATAGCAGAAGCTTTAACAGCTTTAGCCAAGGCTCTTTTCTTAGCAGGGGTCATTGCTGACTTACCAACCGTTTTGCCAACCTTCTTGCCAATAACTTTTCTAAGTAATTTGCTTCTTAATGACATAATTATCGTCGGTTTCTTTTAGCTTTAGCGGTTTTAATAACTTTGCTATACTTGTTGCTCTTATTTTTAGAAGTAGCTTTAGCTATTTTTCTACTTAATTTATCAGCTTCTATAGAGGCCTTCTCTGCTGTACTTTCTACAAGCCTAGCCGTTGCACTTGGATTAAGTGCCGCAGTTAACCCTACAGAGTATAGTATTGAGCGAGTCCAGTCTATACCACCTGAAGAAGCCTTATAAGCCTTTACAGCCTGATTGTGAGCTTTAGCAGTTCTTTTAATAACTGCCTTCATAGCGTCAGCTTGTTGCTGTGGAGTGAAAGTAACCCCGTTTACTACTGTCTTCTTAAATTGAGAAGACTGTGCATACTTAGCTATAAGTCGTCTTTGTCTAGCACCGCTGAATTTAGTAGTTGAAGTTAACGGTTTTAAACCAAGTCTTCCCGAAACCTTAAAAGTAGTTTTAACAGACACAGGACGCATCTTAAAGACACGCTTAGAAATCCTGCTCGCTACTTTTCTTTTAGAGCGTTTTAGAGCAGAAGCTTTAACAGCCTTCTTTAATGCCCTCTTCTGTGCGGAAGACAGAGCCTTACCTCTTAACTTCCGACCCTTGAGTGCACGTCTTAGTAATAGTTTTCCTATTGCCATTGTACTCTCCTATTATTTCTTGTTACGGTTCCAAAGCTTTTGCATTGCTAGTTTCTTCTTAGCTGACCAAGAAGACATAGAAGAAGATGCATTACCTACAGCTTTACCAATACGGTTCTTGACTATTGCTTTCTTCTTAAGCGCTGAAGTGTTAGAACCAGTCTTTTTATTGTATAGATTGTTAGCCTTCATCATCAATGATGACTTCTTCATCTTAGCTTTTCCTGCACCAGTCTTAGCCATCTTGATGCCAGTCTTAGTTGACTTCTTAGCTATTTTAATGCCAGTCTTAGTTGACTTCTTAGCCATAGTGATGCCGGTCTTAGTTGCACTAACAGCAGACTTCTTGGCCGCAGTAGCGGTTTTCTTAGCAGAAGCAATCTTTCGCTCTGCTGATTTTCTTTTAGCTAAAGTTGATGTTTTAGAGCCAGTAAGATTGTTGAGTTTTCTATTAACTGCAATTTTAGCTCTTGAAGTTTTAGTTCCAGTTGTTGCGGCTACTGCTTTAGCTTTTCTTGGAGCAGTAACTTTCTTAGCTAGCTTTGAGTTAGTCTTAACAGTTCTTCCCGTAGTCTTAACCATGCCCTTGCCCTTGATGCCAGTGCCTTTAGCTAGCTCTTTAGCATCTTTAAGTGCTTTAGCCTGAGACTTTCTCTGTTTGTCTGCTGTAGACTTAAGCTTGCTATAGTCAGCCTTTTTAGGTTTTCTATTCATTTTATTTCTTTCTAGAAGCCGAAGCCTCTTGTTGTTACTTTAGAACCTCCACGCACAGGGAATAAATACTCTACTGCATACCTTAGTCCATCAGTCCAGTGTTCAACACCTTCCTTCTTACATATAGTAGCTGTATCAGGGTTACTCTCTACCCATGCGGTACGTTCTATTGATTTAATCGTGTTTACACACCTTGGGTGAATGTACATATCTATATCACCGTTAGCGTTCTTAAACTTCTTGTTAATAGCCGCCACACTATCTATTATAGGTGGAGCCTTGGAGTGTGCCCTTGTCATAATGCCTTCAGATTGTAATATACTGAAGTCAGTTCTTCCAACAGCTGCAGAGGACTTTCTCGCCTTACCACTAGGGTCAGGGTAGGATATTATCCTGTGTCCTCGATACTTATCAGCTAGAGTTCTAGCCAAGGTTTCCGTGTCGGGGTGTCCTTGTAACTCATCTAGGATATGTATCTGATTACCCCTTAAAGCAAACACACATGATGCCATAATACCAACGTTAAAGTCGATAGCTACATGTACGTCTTCTCCTGCCTCAAAGGAAGGTAATGTTTTGTCTATATGCTCATTCCTGTTGAATGTATAGAATACTGTATTACCAGAGTCCTCAAAAGATGCCGAATACTCTCTGGCAAACTTTAGCGGGTCTAGTGTTAATTTAACTCTCTCGATTTCATCATTATCTAAATAAGGTGAATCGTGATATGTGTAATGATAGCTCTTCCACTGGTCATCAGCATCGCGTCTATTGTACATCTCATAGAAATAGTTATATCCCATAGGAGTACTAATGATTAATGCCTTACCGGGATTAGCCCCGTACTTGTCTGCGTTCTTCTTAGACCAACGTGTTGCTATACATGGTTGAATAACCGACTCCCAAGACTCTTTAAGACTTGTGCCAGCACCCTTCCATGAGCACACCTCGTCAGCTACTACGAAGTATTGACCACTACCACGCATCCTTTCAGATGCCTCATAGGACCATATCTTTAATATAACATTATTAGGGAACCAAAATGTTCCGGCTACTCTACTAGACTTCT